GGGCAGATTGCTGCCGGTGAAGGTTACGACTGGTATTATGCCAGTGAGGCTGACCGGCAAAATCGCCTTCGTTCACCCATAACCGACGGGCTGGCGGGCAAGCCCTGGGTCTTTCGTTACAAGGATATCGAAAGCTGGTGGTCGAGCCTGCATTTCGATCGTGTAGACGGTGCGGAGCGGACGACGCCGACGATCTGGATGCCGGGACAGAAGCCCGTGTGGTTTACCGAACTGGGGTGTCCCGCGGTCGACAAGGGCGCCAATCAGCCGAATGTCTTCGTCGATCCGAAATCGGCAGAAAGCAATCTGCCGTACTTCTCTTCGGGTGGAAGATCTGACAGCCAGCAGCGGCGTTTTCTTCAGGCGCACCACGATCATTGGCAAGGCAATACAGCACCGCAGGGCATGGTCGATCCGGACCATGTTTTTGTCTGGACATGGGACGCGCGCCCGCAGCCGGCCTTTCCGGATGACCTGTCGTTCTGGAGCGACGGCAGCAACTGGCGGACCGGGCACTGGCTTAACGGGCGTATTGGCAGCACCACGCTTGCCGATGCGATTGCCGCGATCCTTGTTGACCATGGCATCGAGGATTTCGATGTTTCCGCGGTCAGCGGTGACCTGATCGGTTTCGTGCAGGCGGACCTCACTTCGGCGCGGGCCTTGATCGAGCCGTTGATGGAGGCCTTTCAGATCGATGCGGTCGAGGACGGCGGACGGATACGGTTTCGCTCGCGATTGGCCTCGAGCCTTGAGCCGCATGAAGTCGATGTCCTGGCCGATATCGAGGATGAACCGCTATGGACGGAAAACCGGGGGCACGACAGCGAGTTCCCTGCCGAGACCGCATTGGGTTTCTTCAATCCGGTGCTGGACTACGAGCAGGCAAGCGTGCGCTCGCGCCCGGTTGTGGCCGCAGGCAAGCGGGTGCTGGGCTACGATCTGCCGGCGACGCTTTTTGAGGAGACGGCGCTTGCTGCGGTTGAAGCTGCCCTGCGGGCAAACCGTATTGCCAGGCGGACCGTGAATTTTGCGATTTCACCGGCCGACCAGGCAATCGGGACGGGTGACGCGATCCGGCTCGTTGATGGGCCTGATGGGATATTCGTGGTTGAGCGTATCGAAGAGGGCGCGATCCGCCGGATCGAGGCGAGCCATCATGTGGCGGTGCCGCCTTCCGGTTCGCATGTGGCGATCAGCCGGGGCCACACAAGCGGCGGAGGCGTTTCCGATGCCTTTCAGCCCCTCCTGCACTTCATGGACCTTCCGCGCCTGACCGATGCCGCATCGGAAAGTTTCGCCTGCGTTGCCGGTTACTGCCGGCCGTGGCGGCGCATGGTGATCTCCTCCTCGGCAACCAGCGATGCATATCGCACACGGGTGACGATTGATCGCCCTGCACGGCTCGGGTCGCTGTATTCGCCGCTGCGGCCCGGCGTCTCTGGCCGGTTCGATCATGCGAATGTACTGGAGCTGGATCTTCATTTTGGCGGGCTGGCATCGGCCGATGAAGGCGCGGTTCTTTCCGGCGAAAACCGGATCGCGGTGAAGGCGCAGAATGGTGCCTGGGAAATCATTGGTTTTCTGTCGGCACAGGAGATCGCGCCAAAACGCTGGCGGCTGTCCGGTCTGCTGCGGGGGCTTGCCGGCACGCAGGATGCGACCGGGGCCGGTGCCGTGTCTGGTAGTCCGTTTGTCGTGCTGGATGAAGCGGTGGTGTCGCTTGGGCTTGGCAGCGAGGAACGCGGGCGGTCGCTGAACTGGCTCGTCGAGAGCCTTGGCAGCGGTGGCGGTCAGGCCGGACCTCGTGTGTTTACGGGCGGTGAGCGAGCCGAAACTCCGTTGGCACCTGTGCATCTTTGGGCCGACAGGAGAGCTGATGGAGACATCGTCATAGGCTGGACGCGATGCGGCCGGGTGGACGCAGATGGCTGGGAGGCCTTGGACATCCCGATGGACGAACCACAGGAGCGATATCGCATCGATCTGATGGCACATGGCGATGTGGTGAGGAGCGTTGAAGTGGCCGAAGCGTCCTATTCCTATGCCGCAGAAGACGAGCTCGCCGATTTCGGTGAACGGCAAACAAGTATCGATTTCGCAGTCAGGCAGATGGGACGCGCGGTTCCTTTGGGCATTCCTGCGCGATCTTCGATCAATCTTTGATAACAAGGAGATGAACAGATGGATTTGATGAAGAACTGGTATCAGTCGAAGACGATCTGGGGCGCCCTGATTGCTGTTGCAGCCTCCGCGCTACAGCTTGCTGGCCTTGAGATCGGGGCTGCGGATCAGGCGGAGCTGGCCGATATCGCAGTGACGCTTACGGGAGCGGCGGGTGGCCTTCTGGCGCTTTACGGACGCCTTGTGGCAACCGGCTCAATCGGTGGAAAAGCCCCCTCCAGACCATCCTGAAGGGGAGGATTACGGAGCATTCATTTGCCATTCAGCCGTCATCCGATACATAATCCATAACATGCATTGGACATGACCTTTCGTCGGTTGAGTGGAAACAGGTAAACATGGCGCGACTGCCGATCATAGCGATTTTGGCTGCCGGCACTGCATTCGCAGCATTGCCTGGGAAGCCTGCGACTGCTCGAGACTATCTCGTTCTTGTTGCGGGCGACTGTGGCACAGCCGCCTCGCGCGTTGTCCGTGACACGGGTGGACAGCTTCTGTCGGCCCAGCCGTCCTCGGATGGCCAGACCTGCATTGTGACGGTCCTTGTGCAGGGCAATGGCAGCGAACGGCCGCGCAAGGTCACCGTCCGGGTGCCGATGTAGGCGAGGTATACTAGACATCAGCGCCTTTTTGGATCCGAAACCGGGTGCGGTTTTCGGGTTGATGCGCTAGATACTTGCAAGATTTTATGCAGGGGACGGTTCATGCGCATTCTCGTGGTCGAAGACGACGTCAATCTCAATCGCCAGCTTTCGGACGCATTGAAAGAATCCGGCTATGTCGTCGATACCGCATTCGACGGCGAGGAAGGTCATTTCCTTGGTGACACGGAACCTTACGATGCGGTGATTCTCGATATCGGCCTGCCTGAAATGGACGGCATCACGGTCGTTGAGAAATGGCGCTCCAACGGCAAGGGGATGCCGGTTTTGATGCTGACGGCGCGTGATCGCTGGAGCGACAAGGTGGCCGGCATCGACGCCGGTGCTGACGACTATGTGGCAAAACCCTTCCATGTCGAAGAGGTGCTGGCGCGGGTGAGGGCGCTGATCCGTCGGGCGGCTGGTCACTCGTCGTCAGAGATCGTCTGTGGCCCGGTACGCCTCGACACCAAGGCGTCTAAGGCAACGGTCGATGGCATTGCCCTGAAGCTGACCTCCCACGAGTTCCGCCTTCTGTCTTATCTTATGCACCACATGGGCACGGTCGTATCGCGAACCGAACTGGTCGAGCATATGTATGACCAGGATTTCGATCGCGATTCCAACACGATCGAAGTGTTTGTCGGTCGACTGCGCAAGAAAATCGGTGTTGATCTGATCGAGACCGTGCGTGGGCTTGGCTACCGGATGCAAGCGCCGGCCGATGCCCAATAG